ATAGCAAGAAGTTTAGATGAAGCAGATTCATTTATTGTAGATAATTTTTTAATTATAGATAACGAACTAAACTCCATAAGAGAGTATGAGGTAGAAAAGAATGGCAGATAAAAAAATAAGATTATTAGTTCAAGCCGAAGTTAGAAAAGCTGTAAAAGCATTAAATCAAGTAGAAAAAGAACAAAAAGATATAAAGAAGCAAAATGATGGATTAAAGAAAAGTTTTGCTGCGATGGGTGGTGCAATAGCTGCAGCATTTAGTATCCAGGCAATAGCGAATTTTACTGCTTCTGCTGTAAGATTAGGTTCACAAACCATATCACTTGAACGAAGTTTTAGAAATCTTGGTAGAGCAGTCAATTTTAATGATGAATCATTAGCAAAGTTTAGAAAAGCTACTGATGGAACTGTATCAGATGTTGATCTAATGATTCAAGCAAATAATGCTATGTTGCTTGGTATTGTAGAAAATGATGATGCTTTTGCAGATTTGATAGACAATGCACAAAGACTTGCTAAAGCAGTAGGACAAGATGCTTTATTTGGTATTGAGAGTTTAACAACTGGTATCGGTCGTCAATCCAAACTTATGTTAGACAATCTTGGTATTGTGTTAGATACAAATTTAGCTTATCAAAAGTTTGCAGAAGCAAATGGTAAAGCAGTAAAAGATTTAGATGAAAATGAAAGAAAACAAGCATTTGTCCAAGCAGCATTACAATCTACTGCAGAAAAGGTAGCACAACTTGGAGATGAAGAATTAGATGCTACTGATGCTACATTAGCTTTATCATCAGCATTTGAAAATTTACAAGGAACTATCGGAAAAACATTACAAGATGAAGTTGAAGTTACTGCTAATTTTTTCACAAGATTAATTGAAAAAACAGAAAGATTAATTTTAAGAAATGAAGAATTGAAAAAAGCATTACCTTTAACAGGTGGACAACAAAGAACATTACAACCTCTACCTACACCTGAAAGACCTGATATACCATTATTAACTGATGAAGATGATGATATTTTACCTGACTTAGATGTAGCAGATGAAACTTATAGCCATCTAATTGAATTGAGTAATAAGTATGCAGAAGAAGAAGCGAAGAATATTAAATTTTTGAAAAAATTAGAAGATGAAGCATATAAAGATAGAATACAAAATAACTTACAATCTGCAATCTTACAAGGACAATCTGCTAAAGAAGCAGGTATATCGGTAGTAAAAGCAGAAGTAGTAGAAGCACAAGCAGGATTGATTTCAAGCATTATGAAAGCATTACCATTCCCTATTAATCTTGCAGTAGCTGCAGGGGCAGGTGGAATGATTGGAAAAGTAACAGATTCTTTATTTTCCTCTTTTGCAACAGGTGGTAGTTTTGTAACAAAAGGCAGAACTACCTTACCTATTGGAAATGGAGTAGTAGTAGGAGACAATGCAAGTGGTATGGAACGAATTGATGTAACACCATTACCAAGTCCTACAAGTAGTGGAAATAACATCACAATAAACATATCTGCCCCATTGGTAGATGAAACAGTAGTAGACCATATTATACCAGCTATTAGGAGAGCAGAAAAATTAAACTTATGAGCAATGTAACAAAATCAACTGCTTTTGCATACATACCAAAGAGATTATTTGGAATGAAAAAGAAAAGCATAAAACAAAAACTAAAAAAACCAAAACTAAAATTAAGGAGATATTAAAGTGGAAATTGGCAAAGGAACTAAATTAACATTCAGTATTGAAACACTTATCAGTATTAGTGTAACAATATTTATGGTAGTTGGATTATGGTTTAATCTTCAAGCTGATATACAAGAAGCAAAAGAATTACCTGAACCACCAATCAGTAGAACAGAATATGATCTTAAGGATCAGATGATTAGAAATTCAATTTTAAATACTGAAGAAAAAGTAGAAAAATTAGAAGATAAAGTAGATGACATTAAAGAAGATACAAGAAGTATCAATGAAACCCTACTAAACATGAATAACAATTAGGATATGGATTATGAAAAAATTGATAAATATGTGGCTATTGGTGCTTGGATTATTTACTTCGTCGCTATACTCACAATCAGCATCTTTGGATAGTTTTCAAGATATTCAATTAATGAAGAATGAATTTTGTGCAGTTATAGAAGTGAATGCTTCTTGGAATTGGGCAAACAAAATACCATTAGAAAAATTAGAAAAATGCTATACTGGATATGTAGATATTGCCAATAAAGATATTGGTGCAGTCATACAAAAAGAATGGGACATTAAAGTAGTACCTACCATTATTATCTTTGAGTATGGAGTAGAGGTCAAACGATTTGAAGCAGACCTCTCTATGAAATTTAGAGAAGAAGAAATCTTAAATAAAATCAGACAAGAGATTAGAAAATAAGGAGATATACATGAGTTTTGTTAATTCAAACTATGAATCAAAGCTATCACCAACCATGACTGAAAATTGGTTAGTGCAGATATTTAAAAATAATAATTCGAGTATTTTAACAACTAATACTCCTGATTTAACATTTAGTTTTTCTGCTACTACTTATAATAGCATAAACTATTATCCTGCTATTTTAAACAAGCCAAGTATCTCTTATTCGTTAGACTTAAAAGGGTTCACAACCAAGACTGGTAATATTACCCTAAACATAGCCAATATAGATTTAGATGGAACGACCTTATTAGAATTATTAGGGAATGAATATATTAATGGTCATGTGAATGTATTATCTCAAATAGATGGAGATGATACTGCAAATAATGCTTTGCAAATCTTTAGTGGTAAAGTGTCAAGTTTTGGTTATAGAAATAATACGATTGTATTGAATGTCATCTCTAACAGACCATTTCAGAATGTGTCTATCCCACAAGGCAGAAGTGTAAATGCCGACAATCCTCAATACAATAATAAGATAGTCCCTTTGGTTTATGGGGACTATACTGCTAATACTGAATTTGTCAATGGTCAAGATGTCTATGCTTGTCCTTTCCTTAAAAATGATGGTAAAGACTTTATGTATATAGTCCCAGAAGGAACAAGTGGTTCTGATAAATTAGAGTTCTATGATAAAGGAATGAAACGATTTGTAGAACTTGTCAATACCAATACTACCATAGCAACAGTAGATAGTGTTAAAGTATTAAAAGTACCAACATTAATGACAAGACAATTTAAAATGTTGCCTGATGATGTAACTGCAACTATTGTAGGTGCTGATGTCAGTTTAACTTCAGGAAGTCTTGAAAATGCCTATAATGGTAACACAGGAGATAATGCTACCTATGCTAATACATTAGGATTTAGTGGAGATTCAAGAGGGGTAGTATTTAAATTAGAAATGCCACAAGTTACAGGTAAAATTACTGCAATCACATTAGGCATATCAGGTAATTATAGTCAAACCATAACTGGTAGTCCAAGTGGTACAGATGGTGCATTCTTTAATTTAGCAGATGCACTAAGTGGAAGTTTTGGATCATCAAGTGGAGATATAGAATTAATAGGAACTTCATCGAGTGGAGATAAAGTCGATAGAACCAATGTAGCTTTACCAACATCAACAGATATATCAGGAATATTAGAAAACAATGCTTTGCCTGATGAACTATATTTGAGTTTTAGATTTAATGCAGAAGGTGAAGCTGTAGATTATAGTAATTTTGAAGTCGTATTAAGTAATGTGTTTGTAACTATTACTGCAACCAACGACTTGGCTAACGAACCGATTGCATCACAAGAATTTAATGCAGGAATTGAAAAAGTATATTTAGGTAGAGATATTACAACACCAAGTTTCACAGAACATACAACTGCAACTACCATTGGTGATTTAAATAATCCAGTAGCAATCCATAGAGAACTACTACATAGCATCATCAATATTACTGATTTTACTGGTGATACTGATATTGAAAATTCAGGATTTAAAACAGTAGCAGAATTAAGAGATTCTACTTTGACCAGTCCAACATCAACACATTGGAAAACACGATTAGCATTAGATGAGAAAGAATCCTTAGAAAGTATTATGGAACAATTACAATATGAAGGATGTTTCTTTTTTGAGTTTAGTCCACAAGCACAACAAGAATTAACAGGAGTAGCAAAATTACGATACTTTACTATTGAAGATAGTGTTACTGCTAATGTTGATTTATCTCAAAATGATATTTCAGGATATGAACTTGGAATTACTTCGGCACAAGACTTAGAAACAAGACTGCTTGTTAATTACAAAAAACACCCTGCTGAAAATGAATATTTAGAACAAGATACTTTTACAGCATCTACTCATACAACTATTTTTGGTGATGCAGATATTCAAAAACAAGAAGTCAATCTTGATTTAGTATATGATGCAGTAGCAGATGTGGTAGGATCAAGAAATTCCAGTTGGATTAATTTTAGAGAAAGTATTTTTGGGGATTACAAAACTACAGTAAATGCAACTTTAGTCAATCCTGAAAAATATGGAATGCTACAAGTTGGAGATTACATAGACTTTGGAGAGATTACCTTTGAAGAACTTGGAAGTCCATTTAATGAAATATCAGACACCTTTGATAGTTTTGTTGCTATGCCTACAAGATTATTTAAAGATGCTTGGTCAGGTAAAAAATTTATAATAACAAATCTGAAACGACAAGTAGGGAAAGTTTCAGTACAATGTAGAGAGGTTTAGAAATGGCATCATATTTTATTTATGATTCAATCAATCAATATAGAAGTGATAACACATTAAGTGAAGGAAGTATAAGTGGCACAACACCAACAAAAACTTTTTCGGCTTCTAATACACTTATTAATCACGAAAGAGCATCAGACCAAAATATTGGCACAATTATTACTGGTGTAAATACAGATGAAGCTATTAAATATGCTTTAGGTGGAGATGGAACAGCAAATGCAGCAGCAGTTTATTTTACAGGAGCATCAACAGGAAGTAGTCCTGTTATAAGAATATTAAAAGGAACAAGTGGTAGCATAACCGATTTAGGTGAAATACCAACAGCAGCTTCTGCAGGGTGGCAAGTGGATACATTTACTGAAACAACAGATGACGAATGGTATGCACAATTCACAGGAACTATTGCTAATGTATCTGAAATCCTTATTGGTAAAAAACTAAACTTTGAAATAGAACCTGATGTAAATGTTCAATCATCTATTAATTATGAGAATGAAGTCCAAAGATCATTAGGTGGTGTAGAGTATGCCATTAATGTAAATCCAGGACAAGAAGTATTTACCATATCATTTCAAAATATATCAAGCACATTTAAATCTGATTTAATTACTATGCAAGATGCAATCAAAGGTGAAGCTAAGAAATTTGTTTGGTATGATGGAACTAATCATCATTTTGTTAGATTGGATAAACCAATGGTTATGACTGAAATAGCAGATGGAAGATTTAGCACACAATTAGTTTTAAGGCAACAAATCCAGTAAATATAAGACTTTTATACTGAAAGGTATATAATCACCCCATAAACAAAAAAGCCCCTTAACTGGGGCTTCTTTGTAGGTAGAGGTAAAACAATTATTATTTATTAAGATTGTAATTTAGAAAATAAAATATCTGCTAAATGTACTTCAAAACTTGTTTCACATTTTAATCCATTCCATTCATATTTAGGCAAGTTATTTTTACACCATGTATCAATTTTTTCTTCTTCTTTCCAATTAATATCATCAAAGTCATTACAACCACCTTGACCACGATTAGAAACTTCACCTCTATTAACACCATCAATATATAATGTAGCAGTAAAACATAATGTTTCTTCACTTAATTCATCATATACTTTAATATTTTTCAAATCAATATTCATTTTATTCTCCTTTTGTTTAACTAACATATATAAGAATATGGAATAAAATGGCCAATGTCAATAATATTCGTAATTATTTTTTTAAGGGTGTTTTGTGGATAAAATTGTGGATAAACAGGGTACCCCCTACTGTACCCCCTACCCTACAAGAAAAAGAAAAAGACAAAGATTAATATAAAGCTAAAGAATAGGAAGAATTAAAAGAATTGGAAAAAGAAGGTTGAAAATAAACATTGACAAGTTCAATATTAATCAATATTCTTGTAGAGTTAGTTAGATAAAGGAGAATAAATTGACTTACTTAAAATACATACAAAAAGAAAACAGCAATCAGATCTATGAACCTGAAATCATTTGTGATAGATGTGGCAATCAAGAGTTTGGAGATTCCCCTGCTATTCATGTTCAAGATTGTTTTCTTTGTGAAGAATTAGTAGATTCAAAAAAAGGAGAAAAAAATGATAGTAGAAATAATCGCATACACAATATTCATAATATTTTTTTGGGAAATGTTTAAAAAGGTGGTACAAGAATGGATACAGTAATTAAATTTAATTTTAAAGAATTAGAATTGTTAATTGAAGTAATGGAAAGAAATCGAATTGACAATGATGATGAAAACAAGTTAAGGCATGAACTACGACAAATTCGTAAAGATGCAGAAATTAAGAAAAACAAAGATACAGAAGTATTGGCTAGTAAGCCATCAGAAGAAGTGAGATTAAATCCTTCTATGAGTACAGCTGTTGATGAAATAGAATAAGGAGAAATAATATGGCTTTTGTAAATTTAAAAGACCTAAAAGCAAATGTAGGTGGTCAGTTGAGATTGACTTTAAACTCGGCAGGTGTCTACGAAGAAAAAGAATGGCAAGGTAAGAAGTTTAATACCTTTAAATACGAAGTGATCCAAGATGGCACAATCAGCACCTTAGATGCTACTGATGCTTTAAAAAGAAAGTTAGATGCAATACCTCAAGGAAGTGATTTCTTATTAAGTTGGGAACAATTCACTACTGATGAAGGACAGCTTAGAAACTATTGGAAAGCAGAACCAGTTAGTAAAGAATCTGCTAATCCAGTATTTGAGAATGTAAAGAAAAGCATCAATGAGTTTGACCAAAAACTACAAGCAGACAAAGCAGTAAAACAAGCAGTAGAAACTACGAATACCACTTACACCAATGGTGCAAGAATGGGTATGATTTTTAACAATGTAGTTAAATTGTATATTGCTAATGATATGGTATGGACTACTGACGAGTTTGTAAACAACTTTAAACGAGTTGAAGCTTGGGTAGAAGCTTGTGAAAATCCTAAAGCGATACCACAAGCAAGTAAACCTAATGAACCAGTTGCTCAAGAGTCGGTACAAATAAATGATGACGACCTACCATTCTAATGAGTAACGAAAATACAGTAATAATGCTCTTATTAGTCATTGTTTGGTTGATAGTTGCATTATTTGGAATTATGTTTGTGGGGTTAATTATAGTGTAGAAACTGGGGCAGCTACTTCTTATTCCTTTGTTTAATTAACATGATCAAATCGAATAGTAGCTGTCCCTTTCTCCTGAAAGGAAACAATATGCCAAAATTAAAAATATTTCCAAGCGACTCTATATGGAGTAAATACATTAGAACAAGAGATAATTGGACTTGTCAAAGATGTGATAAGAAATATGCACCACCTACTTCTGCTTTACATTGTTCACACTTCTGGAGTAGAGGATCATGGAGTGTAAGATTTGATGAAGATAATTGTCAGGCATTATGCTATGGATGCCATTCATACTTAGGTGGTAATCCACAAGAACATAGAGAATTTATATTGAATAAATTAGGACAAGAAAGATTTGATGCTTTACAGAAAAGAAGAAATACTGCATTAAAGTCAGGACAAAAGAAACACTTATTATCAAAAGAATTTAGAAAAGAAGTACAATTAATGTTAGATAACTTAAATCTTAAAAAGTCAGAAGATTTTTACGACTATTTAGATTAGGAAAAAAAAGGAGAATAAAATGAGTTGTTACAGAATAATATATTGCTTAACAAAAAAATGCAACACTTTAATAAACAATGACGAAGGTGGATATTGTATAAAATGTTGGAATAAAAAAGACGAAGAAGCAAAAAAAGCAGGTAAGAATGGCTAAATCTCACCCTACTTATGATGTGTTTGGTAAGCACATGGGAACAATACAAGATCGTTGCAAAAAGGCAAACATACCTGATGCTTGGAGTGAAGAAGGAATACAGTTAAGAGAAGATTTTGCAAAAGAACATGGTCGTGCTTGGTGGGTATTTGACTCTTATGAGAAAGTAGCTGCTTTTAAACAAAGACCTTGGATAGAAGATTACATGATAAAGGAGAGAAGTAAATGATAGACACAATAGTTACTATAGGTGTGCTTTATGGTTGTTATAAATTGTTTCCAAAAGTATACAAAGAAATACACAAATTAGATTAATTAATAATCAGGAGAATAAAGGGAGAATAAAATGATTGAAATACTTACATCAAACACGAGAGAATTGTCTAAGCAATATTTGCACAGAACATATCCTCAATACTCAAAAGAAGTTTACACAAACTATTATGTATTAGAACAAAGGGATATATCGCTATTCTTTAAACCTTCATATTGGGAAAATAACTATGCTAAATTTGATCAAGGCTTCAAAAAGAAAATAGCAAAAAAGGATTTAACTAATTTTAATTTTATTAAACAGAAAAAAAATAGAATTAAATTGTTAAATGAATTGGGATTGCCTTATAATTATATTATTAAATTTATGAAATGGTATTATCCAAGAATTGGTAAATCGACACTTGCTTATGCTTTAAATGAAAAGACAAGAAAAAAACAAATTAAAGCCACAAGAAAAAGACAGCAAACTCCTATGTATAAATTTAAAAGGAAAATACAAAGAAAGTTTGATATAGTTGGAATGTCTGATGATAATTTATTCAAGCATCTTGGAACTTGCTGTTATCTTTGTTCAAAAAAGATAAATCCATTAAAAACAAGTACATGGGAAATAGAACATATTATTCCAACAATTAGTGGTGGGTCAAGACATGTAAATAATCTTGGAATGGCTTGTAGGCATTGTAATAAAAGTAAACATGATTATAGCATACCTGAATATATTGAATATATTGAACAACAATTTTATCATGTTAAAAAGAATAAAAGTAAATTAATAAGTACATATAATAAAGCATTGAAATATTCAATGCAATAAAAGGAGAATAAAATGGCACATACAATATATAAAACAAAGGAAGGTAAAAGAGTTAGTTCGGTTACCACAATCATAGGCAACAATCTTGGGTGGAACTTTTATCCATTGTTAAATTGGAATTTAAAATTACTAAAACAAGGAGTAGATCCAAAAGAAGAATTAAGGTCTGCAGGTAGAACAGGGACTTTAGCACATAATATGATAGAACAGTTTACTATTGGTGGTAGAGTGCAAAATTTAGATACCTATTCACCAACAGAAATTAGTCAAGCTAAACAAGCATATTACAACTATTTGGATTTTAAAAACGACTATCAGCCTGAAATCTTGCATAGTGAATTACAAATGGTTTCAGAAAAATATAAGTTTGGTGGAACTTGTGATGCAGTAGCCAAAGTAAAGATTGGTAAAAACACCAAGCTTATGATCTTAGACTGGAAAAGTAGTAATTCTATACATTCAGAACATAAAATACAAATATCTGCTTATGCAAAAATGTATGAAGAAAATACAGGCGAAAAAATCAAAGGTGCTTTAATTGTACGAATAGACAAAGAAAAAAAAGAGTATCAAGTAGAGCATTTAAAGATTAAAGACTTGAACTGGGGTTGGAAAGTTTTTAAGTTATTACTAAAAATACAGGAGAATAAAAGATGAGAAAAAGATTTTTAGATGCTGATATCTTTAGTAAGCAATGGTTCAGAAAGCTGTCGGCACAACAAAAAGTATTATGGCTATATATTATATCCAACTGCAGCCACGATGGCTTTTGGGAGTATGATCCTGAAAGATTGACCTTTGAATGCAATGGATATGAAGGAGAAATACCTGACATCATTAAAGAAAAGCTACAAATGATTCCTATTGATGATTCACAATATCTATTAAAAAGCTTTATACGATTTCAATATGGAAAGCTAAAAATGACAGCACCAGTCCATAAACGAATCATAGAAAGAATATTTGATAAAGGGTTACATGATCATTTTGAAGAATTAGAGGGAGAGTTCTAATGGATACCAAAGAACTAAATTCCATATTAATATATTGTAAAGTAAATGATATCTATGAAATTCAATATGTAGAATCTTCAGGGAGAGTTTCATCGGACTTACAAGACACAATGGAATTGTATTGCTTTAAGTACAATAAATACATACCAGTAAAAGATATAATAAAAACAGCCAAAGAACATGGCTACAACAAGGATTTGGGATAAAGATAATGAACATGTATTGGCATTTAAAAGGAGTGTCGCAGGTAACCAATCCTGTCTACCCTTGGTCAAATATATGCTTTCGATTCTTATTGGTCTGGCGACATATCCCAAAAAAATTATGAAAAATAAAATATTATGTGGAGATAGCTTAGAAGTCTTAAAAGACTTTGAAGATAATTACTTTGATAGTGTAGTAACAGACCCACCCTATGGAATTTCATTCATGTCAAAGTCGTGGGATTATGATGTTCCCCAAGTAGAATTATGGAAAGAAGTATATCGTGTCCTAAAACCAGGTGGGCATATCTTATCTTTTGCAGGTTCAAGAACATACCACAGAATGGCAGTCAATATAGAAGATGCTGGATTTGAAATAAGAGATATGTTAGGGTGGTTGTATGGTAGTGGCTTTCCTAAATCACATAATATTGGAAAAGCAGTAGATAAATTGCAAGGGAATAAAAGGGAAGTTATTGGAATTAAAAAAAATTATCAAAATAAAAAAGGCAAAGATGGTTATATGTTAAATTCTGATAGATTAGATTTACAAGATACCAAAGGCAATTCACAATGGGAAGGTTGGGGAACTGCACTAAAACCTGCACACGAACCTATTGTAATGGCAAGAAAACCATTTAACACATCAGTAGCAGAAAATGTCTTAACACATGGCACAGGTGGAATAAACATAGATGAGTGTAGAATAGGATATAGAAATGAAGATGATTTAGATAAAGCAATAGAAAAAAGAAAATCATTTGCAAATACAGGAGGTGGTCATCAAACACAATATGTAGGTGGTGAGCTAAAAAATCCAATAGATACAACACAAAGTATTAACACACAAGGAAGATTCCCTGCAAACATAATCCACGATGGAAGTGAAGAAGTATTAGAAGTATTTGAAGAAAGCAGTAGATTCTTTTATTGTGCCAAAGCAAGTAAAGCAGAACGAAATATGGGGTTAGATGATTATGAGGAAAAACCTATGGGAATGTCCAATAGAGCAAAACATAGATCAACATTAGATCATAGCCATGATATAGGTTTAAATAGAGTAATAAATAGAAAAAACTACCACCCAACAGTAAAACCAATCAAACTAATGGAATATTTAGTAAGATTAGTAACACCTAAAGAAGGCATAGTATTAGAACCTTTTGCAGGATCAGGAACAACATTAATTGCTTGTAAGCAACAAGGATTCAATTATATAGGTATAGAAAGAGAACAAGAATACTGTGATATAGCAGAAGCAAGACTAAAAGGAGTTAAAATACAAGGAACACTATTTTGAAAAACTCAATAGACAATCAAGCAAAAGGCTACCAAGACCTAATAGACGAGGTAGAAAAAGAACAAGCAAAGATATTAAAAGAACTAAAATATGTTCTTACTGGTATACAAGGGGGAAGGTCATTATCAGACCAAGAATATCAATGCTTTATTGAACGAGCATTAGAAAAAAAGAAATTTGATGATATAGCTTATAACATGAGAATATCAGAAAGTTCAGCAAAGACCTATTATAATCGAGCCATAAAAAAGCTATCGAAAGAAGCCACTTTGGTAAAATATAAGCTTCGTAGAAAATGAGTATTAAAGATAAATATAAAGTGAACCATATTAAAAAAGAACAATGTAAAGAATGGTTTATGTATAAACATTATGCAAAAAGAATGACATCTGTGTCTTATTCTTTTGGATTATTTAAAAGCAAAGAATTAGTAGGTGTTTGTTCTTTTGGCAGACCTGTTGCACACATATTAGTTAAAAAAGCATTTTCAGGGCATTATCAAGATAATTTTTTAGAATTAAACAGACTTGTAATTAATGAAAATTTAGATAAAAATGTTCTGTCTTTTTTTGTTTCACAATCCTTAAAACTATTAAAAAAACCTAAAGTAATAGTATCTTATTCTGACACATCTCAAAACCATCATGGATATATCTATCAGGCAACTAATTGGCTATATACTGGATTAAGTGCAAAATTTAAAGATTATATGGTAAAAGGATATGAACATCTTCATGGTGCATCTGTTTTAGATATGGTGGGGAGAAGCGATAAAAATGGACACCTTGATAAAGTAAAATTATTAAAACAAAAATTTGGAGAAAAAAATGTTTATATGGTTGATAGGGCAAGAAAACACAGGTATTTCTATTTATTGGGAAATAAAAAACAGAAAAAAGAAATGAAAGAAAGATTGGTTTATAGCATAAAACCTTACCCAAAAGGAAATAACGAAAGATATGATGCTTCATATAAACCGAGTACACAAACACAACTATTTGACTAATGAATAAGTTAGATACAGCATATAATCAACTTAAAGAACTATCTCATAGTACAGATTATCAACATTACCTACATAACAAGTATTACACCTATAAAGAGCAACTAAAGACCATTAATAATAAACTGGATAAAGAAATGGCACATATCCAAGACAATAGAACACCTGAACAACACTTTATGGATATATGCAGAGGTTGGTTAGTAGAGGATGTATTTACTTATCTATTCTCTTTGCCACCATATAAAGAACTAACTGCGACCTTTGATAACCATGATCAAGATAGAATAATAAGAGTCATGAGAAGGGAAATAACTGCAGCACCTGACTTCAAAGTAACCTATAGAAACAAAACCATAAAGATAGAAGTACAATCCTTATTTGCTGATATGCCTTATTTCCACATCAAAGAACATAAAGCTAAAAAGCTAACCCACAGAAATAGTTTCCTGATCCAATTCAATATTCCACATAGGCAGATAGTAGTCTTTGAGCCACATCAAATAGAATTAGGTACATATAGACTAATAGACGACTTTAGTACCGATACCATAAAGAAGTATGGCTATAAATACATAATAGATGACCTACCTGAAGATATGATTATATCAAACTTCGTCGATAAATTGCCTAAAAAAATAATTTCCTTATTTTCTTGACAATCGAGGAGTTTTTTGTAGTCCTAAATAAATTATCTTTATCAACAATATCAACACTTACAAGCATTTAGAACTCTTAGATAAGGGTTTCTTGTAGTCTTTTTCCCTATATAGTAGAAGGGTAACACCTTCCCTTTCGTTTTAATAACGAACACATAACCTTCAAATAGTGGGGTGATTAGTTTGGCTGCAGCTAAAACAACAAAGGTTGTAAAACAACCAAAAAACAACGAAAAACTTGTTGGTGGAATAACTGGCAAGGGTTGGAAAAAAGGACAATCAGGTAATCCGAATGGACGACCTAAATCTGGTTTTGCCTTGAACGAATATATCACCGATTTAGCTAATGTAGAATTAGAAGATAAAAAGACTATGTTAGAAGCTGTTGTAGGTAAAGTATATGAAGAAGCATTAGATGGTAATATGACTGCCATTAACTTTTTAGCAGATAGAATCTTGGGTAAACCAAGTCAAAGCATAGGAATCAAAGATGTTTCAGATGAACCAATTAAGGTATTTGATATAGATGGACTGGACGATTGATGCCACAAGGAAATCAATCCTTAAAGACGATACACGATACAAAATCTTATCC